GAAACCGCGCAGCCTCGATAATTCCCTAGCCAGTCATTATGACCGATTGGCGTTTAGTTCGGTCGGCTCCCCATGACCAAGCCTTCACCCAAACAGACCAAACAACCGCCCAAAAGCACACCAATTCCCCACGATTCGGGCGAAATCCCGTCGCATGAGGCGGCGAAGCGGCTGCATATGTCGGCACAAGGGCTGGGGATGTGGACGAATCGCGTCGGCGCTCCGGTGCGCAAAGAGGGCAACCGCGTCTGGGTCCGCTGGCCCGACTTCATGCGCTGGCGCGAGCAGGAGCTGGTCAGGGTCGCTGTCCAAGAGGCCAACCCCGGCGACCTCGACACGGCACGCACCCGCAAAGCCAACGCCGAAGCCGAACTGGCCGAGATCGAAGTCGCCAAAGCGCGGGGCGAGGTCGTCTCGGTGGCCGACTACGAGGGGGCGCTCGGTCGGGTGCTCGACCGCTTGACGGCCCGACTCAGAGCGATGCCCGTGCGCCTGGCGCACTTGGGGCCAGAGGCGGAAGCGGCGGCGGAAGCGGAAGCGGAGCGGATCGTGGTCGAGTTGGCGGCGTTCGATGAGGATGTGGTGGACGAACCGGAACAGAAGGCGGCGGCATGACCCACGCACTCGGCCGCGAAGCCCTCAACCGTGTCGCCCGCGAACGGTTCCGCCGTCACTGCCGTCCCCTGCCCCGTCTCACGATGAGCCAGTGGGCCGAGAAGTACCGCGTGCTGAGTCCAGAGGCGACGGCGAACCACGGCCCGTGGCTCAACGCGATGGTGCCGTATCTGCCGACGATCATGGACGCCGTGAGCGATCGGACGACGCAGGAGATCGTCGTGGTGTCGCCGTCGCAGGCGGCGAAAACGGAGTTGATCCTGAACGCGATCGGTTACTTCACGCACCAGGAGCCGTCGCCGATGCTCTGCGTGCAGCCGACCGTGGAGACGGCGGAGTCCTTCTCGAAGGACCGCGTGGCGCCGATGATCCGCGACTGTGGGGCGCTGTCGGCCTTGGTGGCGCCCGCCCGTTCGCGAGAAAGCAACAACACCATTCTCTCAAAAGCGTACCCCGGCGGGCAACTCGACATGACGGGGGCGAACGCTCCGTCGGGCCTCGCGATGCGGCCGAAGCGCGTGGTGCTGCTGGACGAACGCGACCGCCACCCGCGATCGGCGGGCACGGAAGGCGACGTGAAGGCGATCGCCAGAGCGCGCACCCGCTCCTTCCAGCGTCGGCGCAAGATCGTGGAAGTCTCAAGCCCCACCAGCCAAGAAGAGTCGCTGATCTGGCCCAGCTACCTCGAGGGGACGCAGGAGGTTTACGAGGTGCCGTGTTCGGACTGCGGACACTTCCAGACGCTGCACTTCGATCGGCTCAAATGGGCCGTTGACGCGGCGGGGAAGGTCAATCCTGAGACGGTTGCCTACCTCTGCGCGGCGTGCGAACACTTGATGCCGGCGCGGGAGAAGGGCGCCTTACTTCGGGCGGGCCGCTGGACCCAGACCGCTGAGCCCCGCGTGCCGCACAAGCGCAGCTTCCACATCCACGGGCTGGTGGCCGCGTTCGCACTGTGGGAAGAGGTCGCGCAAGAATTCGTGACGGCCAACGGCCAACGCGATCCCGCGATGCGCGCCGAAATGCTGCGGGCATTCTTCAACACGACACTCGGCGAGTTGTATCGGGACCAAACCGCCGAGACGGTGAAGTCGGCCCTTTTGGCGCGAGCGAAGCGCTACGACTCGACCGACGAACTGGCGCCGATCGCGTGGCACGTGCCCCGCGAAGCCGCGATCCTGACGGCCGGCGTCGATCTCCAGCACGATCGCGGCGAAATCGTGGTCAGGGCATGGGGCGTGGGCGAAACGTCGTGGCTGGTCGAGCGCACCATCTTGCGCGGCGACACCAGTCAGCCGGAATGGTGGGCGCGACTGGAAGACTACCGCACCACGCGACAGTGGACGCACGAGAGCGGCGCCCTGATGCCGATCCGGTCGCTCACCATTGATGCGGGCGACGGCACGCACAGCAAGTCGGTCTACAACTACTGCGCCCCGCGCTTGGCGTTCCACGTGTACGCGATCAAGGGGTCGAGCAACCCGACGGCGCCGATGGTCCCGTCGAAGCCGACCAAGGTCAAGCCCGGCCGCCTCTACATCCTCGGCGTGCACGCCATCATGGACCGACTCTATCGACGCTTGGCGATGGATGAAGCGGGACCGGGCTACCTGCACCTGAACCAGCACGCCGACGACGATTTTCTGACGCAGCTGCTGTCGATGCGCCGCCGGGTGGACGAAAAGACGCGCAAGCGGAAGTGGGAGGCCACGCCAGGCGTGCGGAATGAAGTGGCCGACTGTGAAACGTACGCCTACGCCGCTCTGCTCTTGGGGCCCGTCCCCGTGGCGTCGTTGGCGGCGGAAGTGGAGCGCGTGAACGCCGACGGGGCGAAGCGGAAGATGATCGACCCCGTCCCGGCACCAGACACCGAACCGCCCCCCATCGCGAAGCCGTCCGGCTGGTTGCCGAAACGGTCGGGGGGATGGATGCGATGACCTTTCAGAGAGGAGAACCATGACGTACTGTCTCGCGGTCGAACAAGCCTTAGACGATGTCTCGCTGCCACCAGCCGCACGCCTCACGATGTGGCACATTCGTCGGCGGCTCACCATGCAGGCGTTTACGGAAGTGAAAGCGGAGTCGCTGGCGAACGAGATGCGCGTGCTCGACACCACCGTCGGCAAGATGTTGACGTTGCTGGTCGACCGTGGCTATTTGGAAGAGTCGGGCAAGAAAAAGCCTCGCGCGTTTCGTTTGCCGTGGTCACGACGCGACGGGTTAGAGCGCGCCGCGTAGCAAACCCCTCCGTTGGGCGGTGGTAAGCGCGTGACACGGTAGGAATTGGATCAGGAATGGCGACTATGCAGTGTGGCCCTTCCTGATCGCCTGACCTTCGTGCCCGCGACGATCACCGCCGGCGATACTGTCCGTTTGACGCTGACGGTCGCGGACGCGTCGGCGGCAGACGGGGGCGCGCTCACATTCGCGATGGCCGGCGCGGTCGTCATCACCCCGATCACGGGCGTGGCGAACGGCGTCGACTGGGACGTGACCATTCCGTCCACCGTCACCGAGTCCCTGAGCGCGGGCACCTACCTCTGGCGCACGCGGCTGGTCGAAGAGGCTGTGACGCGCACCGTCCAGACGGGCGCCACGACGGTGGTCGCCGACGTGGCCGCCCTCTCGGCGGGCGAGGCGCTGTCGTGGGAAGAGAAGGCGCTCCCCGTCGTCGAAGCGGCCCTCTCGGGCACGATTGAAGGCGAGATGAAGATGTTCATGATCGGCGGGCGTCAGGTCATGACCTTCAGCCTCAAAGAGCTGATGACGCTGCGCGGCCAACTCCAAGCGGCGATCGCGGGCAAACGCGGCTCTGGGTTTGGCACCCCGATCCACTTCAACGTGGTGGGGATGTCGTGAAGCTGACGCAACGGGTGCGCCACCTAACGGCCGCGATCACGGGCCGCGTGCAATCCGGCAGAGTGTCGGTGCGCTACGCAGGCGCCGAACACTCGCGCGTCGTCGCCCAGTGGTTCTCAGAGTTGGCCGACCCCAACGAGAAACTGAAGGGCGCCCTCTCGGCGCTCCGCTCGCGGTCGCGGCAGCTCGTGGACGACAACGGCGAAGCGGCGGGTCTGCTCTTGGACTTCGAGAGCGACATCGTCGGCGCGACGGGCGCTCGCTTGCAGTTCCGCGCCCGCACGCCCCGCGGTCTGCCGCGCGACGTGCTGAACAATCGCGTCGAGGAAGGCTGGGCCGCGTGGGGAAAGCGCGAGTCCTGCACCGTTGCGGGCTACGAGAGCTTCGCGGCCTTACAGCGCTTGATGGTGCGCACCGTCATCATGGACGGCGAGTTCCTGGCGTTGCGCGTGCGTGGGGCCGACAATGCGTACGGCTACGCCGTGCAGCCGATCGACCCAGACCTGCTCGACGAAACCGCGAACACCGCGCCCCACCACGGCCAGAACGCCGTGATCATGGGCGTGGAAGTGACCCGCGACGGCAAGCCCGTGGCGTATCATCTCTGGGATCGGCACCCGACGCTCGCGGGTCGCGTGAAGCGCGTCGTCGCCGCGCGTGACGTGCTGCACGTGTTCAAGCGCGTGCGGGCGGGCCAGGTGCGCGGCATCCCGTGGTTCGCGCCCGCGCTCGTCACGTGGAAGCTCGGCGATCGCTACACGGAAGCCGAGCTGTATCAGTCGCTCTTGGCGGCGGCGCAGGGTGGCTTCTTCGTGAACAAGGACGGCGGCGGGTTCGCGCCGACGCTGGACGCGAACGGCCAGCCCGTGCCGTTGGTGATGGAAGCGGTGCCCGGTCAGGCGACGGCGTTGCCGGCGGGCTACGAGTTCCAAGCGTGGCAGCCGACGCACCCCACCGCGAACTATGTCGGCTTCATGAAAGCGGTGAAGCGCGTGATCGCGCGGGCCTTCGGTCGCTCCTACGCGAGCCTCACGGGCGACCTCTCCGACGTGAACTTCTCGTCGATGCGCACCGATCGCGTGCGCGAGATGGGCCAGAGCCGGATGCACCAGAGCGATCTGCTGCTGGAGCAGTTCTGCGACGTGATCTTCGCCGATTGGGTGTCGATGGCGATCCTCTCGGGCAAGCTCGGCGCCGTCACGCTCGACGCGGCCACGATCATCGGCTTCGCGTCGTGGATGTGCGCGGGCTGGCCGTGGATCGATCCCGTCAAGGACGCGACCGCCGCGCTGATGGAGTTGAACATGGGCGCCACCTCGATCCAGCGCATCTGCGCGGAGAAGGGTCGCGACTTCTACGAGATCATCGACGAAATCGCCGACGCGAAAGCCTACTGCGAACTGAAGGGCGTCACGCTGGAAGCGGTCGCGCTGTCGATCGCGGTCACGGCGGACCCCAACGCCAACCCCGACGCAGCCGGTGACGGCGCTCGCGTCCTCCCTCTCCGAAAAGGAGCCGCATGATGGCGGAGACACTGAACCCGTTCTCTCCACGCACGGCGGAGAACCCCAATGGGGCGCTCTACCGTGAGTTCACGGTTTCGCTCAGTGCGCGATCGGAAGACGACACCGATCCGCGCTTGCCGATCGCGATTTCAAGCGAAGCGGCCGTCGAGCGCTACGACTACATGAAGGGCGAGCGCTACATGGAAGTGCTCGACCACACGACGGGCGGCGTGGACCTCACGTACGCCCGCGACGGACTCCCTTTCTGCCTCGACCACTCGCTCCGCTCGCAGGTCGGCCTCCTCGAAGACATCACGATCGACGCCGACCGCGTGATCCGCGGCAAGCTGCGCAAGGGCAACCACCCCGACGCGCAGTGGGTGTTCGACGACATGGCGGCCGGCATTCGCAAGAAGGTGTCGATCGGCTACTGGCCGGGCAACGACTACGAACAGACGAAGGGCGAGAACAACGCCCCACCGACACGGCGACTCAAGGGCTGGATGCTGTACGAAGCCAGTTCGGTGAGCGTGCCGGCGGATTACGACGTTGGAGTTGGTCGCAGCGCGGGCGGGCGCGTGGCGACTCAGGACGAACCCCCCGCAGCGGCCGATAAGGCCCACAATCAGGAGCGCGTGATGAGTGATTCTATCGCTCCGGTGCCGGGCGTGCCCGCTGCATCGGATACCCGTGTCGCTGAGCTGATCGTTGCCGCGAAGGAAAGCGGCCTCGGTGAGCGTCTGGCGTCATGGATCGAAAAGGGCATGACGGCCGCCGACGCCCGCAAGGAAGCGTTCGACAGCCTCCGTGCCGCCAAGGTCGAGACGGTCGCGGCCGCCCCGGTCGCCACGGTCGGCAAGGACCGCGCCGAAGACAAGCCGTTCGACGGCTTGGGCGATTTCTTCCGCTCGGTCGTGCAGGCCGAACAGCAGCCGGGCCGCATGGACCCGCGTCTGCGCGCCTCTGGCGCCAACACGCAGGTGTCGACCGAAGGCGGATTCGCCGTGCCGCAGGGCCAGGTCAACATCTTCCTCGACACGATGTACAACACGGGCGAAGTGCTCTCCCGCGTGACGCGTCGTCCGATCTCGGTCGGCAACACGTACTCGGAGCGCTTGCTGAAGGAGTCGAGCCGCGTGTCGGGCTCGCGCTTCGGTGGCATCACGACGGGCTGGGTGGGCGAAGGCAACGACATCACGGCCAGCAAGCCGGCGCTGCGTGAAGTCAACCTGACGCTCCGCAAGGTCGCCGCCGCGGCGTACCTGACCGAAGAGCAGATCGCGGACGGCCCGGCCCTGGAGTCGTTCATCAAGCAGGCCGCGCCGGAAGCGCTGCGCTTCGCGGTCGAAGAGGCCATCTACGCCGGCACTGGCGCTGGACAGCCGCTCGGCTTCTTGAACGCGGGTGGGCTTGTCTCGCAGGCCATCGAAGCCACGCAGTCGATCGCGAACACGCCCGAGTTCATCTGGAAGAACGCGGCGAAGATGTACGGCCGTATGCCCGCGTCGATGCGCGCCAATGCGTTCTGGTTCATCAATCCGGAACTGTACGCGGCCATCATCACGAGCACGGCGGGCGCGGCGGCCAACGGCGCCACGGCGCTGTTCATGGCACCGGGCCGTCTCGCCGATGCCCCGAACGGCGCGATCCTCGGCCGTCCGATCGTGCCGGTGGAATACGCCAGCGCGCAGGGCACCGTGGGTGACCTCGTGTTCGCCAACCTGTCCGACTACCTCGTCATCGACAAGGGTGGCGTGCAGCAGGCGCAGTCGCTCCATGTGCGCTTCTTGCAGGATGAGCAGGTCCTGAAGTTCACCTACCGTGTCGACGGCTCGCCGCGCACGAACGTGGCCGTGACGCCCAACAAGGGCAGCGACACGCAGTCCCCCTACATTGCCCTCGCGGCACGGAGCTAACCCAGATGCTGCCGTTTTCCCTTTCTGAAGAGATGAAGGTGGTGGAGCTGATGGCTCCCGCCACCGACGCCGCTGGCCGTACGGGCGACTATGTGTCGCTCAAGAACTGCCTCAAGGCGTTCGTGGTGTTCCACACGACGCAGGGCAACGCCGCCACCATCGCCGTCACGCCGCGTCAGGCGTCGGCGGTCGCGGGCACGGGCGTCAAGGATCTCACGAACAACTGCAACATCTGGCGCAACTTGGACACGGCCACGTCGGACGCGCTGGTCCGTGCCACGGACGCCAAGACGCTCACGACCGACGCGGCCGTGAAGAATAAGATCGTGGTCTTCGAGATTGATCCGGGCGCGTGCCTGGACATCGCGGGCGGCTTCGATTGCCTGACGCTGGTGACGGGTGCATCGAACGTCGCCAACATCACGCAGGCGATGGTGTATCTCGTGCCGCGGTACGCGGAAGCGACCGTCCCTTCGGCGATCGTTGACTAATGCTGGTGAAAACGCTGGTCGGGCTGCGGGCGGGGGAGGTCATTGACCTCCCTCCCCTCAGTGCGCTAGCCATGTTGGCCGATGGCCGCGCCGTCGCCCCGGATTCCGTTCCGGTGTCGACGGTGGCGGTCGAGGCGCGCTCGGATCGTGGGATGCCGAAAGGCAAAGCAAGGGCGCAGCGGTAATGGCCCCGAACACCAAGCGGCTCGCCGCGCTGATGCTGGCCCGTACGCCTGACGCGAAAGCGTTGGTCGTCGGGTCGGTCACGGTCAGAGTGCCGATGGACGATCGACAGGAGATCGTCGATGACGGGTCGGGTGGCGGCGTGAAGGCGGCGGAGAAGGCGGTGCTCGTGGCCGTCGACTCCGTTCCTAGCGTTGCTAGAGAGCAGACGGTGAGCTACGACGGCTCTGCTTACACCGTCCGAGACACGTTTCGCCAGGAGAACGGCGACTACGAGCGCTGGGTGCTCGTGCCGGTGGCGCCATGATTCAGGAGATGGTGCGGATCGTCGCGGCGGCTCTCGCTGATGCCACGATCGGCGTGGCGGCGCAACTCGCCACGATGCCCAGAGAGTCGGGGGACTTCGCGCCTCCGGTTCCGCGCATCCTCGACGAAACGAGCGACCTGCAAACGGCGCTCGACCAAATCCCGGACGCGCCGGGGCCGTTCCTGCAAGTGGGCGCGGGCGCGTTGCGCGAAACGGACATCACGGTCACCCCGTCGCGCAAGACGGAAGTCGACATGGTAATCCGCTATGCGGTGCGGTCCTCTCTCACGACCCGCAGCCTCTCCGAAGCCCGGCAAACGGAGCGGGCGATCCGTCGCTGCCTCTCCGTGCTGCCCCAGCAATCGGACGCGCTGAAGTTCCGCAACCGCGCTCAACTTTTCCACGTCACCCAATACACCGCCGACGAACATCGGGCGCCCGCTGATGATGTGGGCCTCGTGATCGTGATGCGGTTCACCGTTCACGGGCGCGATCTGCGCACGATGGAAGGCACTTAACCTCTCGGAGATATTCTCATGGCAGTTCCTGCGCTGTTGAATCAAGTCGCCGGATACATGGCGAAGCTCGAAGCAGCCTACGGGACTGCTGAAACACTGACGGCCGGATCGGATGGCGTCTACCCGTACATCGGCGACGGACTCCCCGACCCGCCGACTGAGTTGGAGTACCTGTTCGACGGCAACATCGGTAACGATGTGCGCACGCTGTTCCCGACGCTGCGCGCTGCCCCGAATGGACGCGGCCGCTCGCAGCAGTTCAAGGTGTTCTTTAAGGGCGCCGCCGACACGTACACGGCGCTCATCAAGCCGCCCCGCGAAGTCGATCTCTTCTTGCAGGCGTCGGGCTTCACGGCGGCCTTCTCGGTCGATGAGTGGCTCTACTCGCCCACCGCGGCGGGCACGACGTACAAGAGCGCCACACTCGGCACGTACGCGCAGGGCAAGGCGCACGTGATGGCGGGCGGTCTGGCCGATTGGGGCTTCACGTTTGACGACCTCGGCGTGCCGGTCCATACGTTCGACTTCAAGGGCATCGGCGCCGTGCCGACGACCCTCACGTTGCCGACGATCACCTACCAGAACACCACCGTGATTCCGCCGGTGTCGGCGGGCGTCGTGGTGACGATTGGCGACTGGGTGGCTCCGATCGTAAAGGGCGGCAGCTTCAAGAGTGGCCGCGACCTCGGCAACGCACGCGCCCGGATCACGGAGGCGGGCGGGCATCTCGGCTTCGTGCCGGGTCGCATGATGCCGGAACTGAATCTGATGGTCGAGCAGACGGCGCTGGTCGGTTCGCCGTACCACACGACCGGCGGACTCGATCCGGACGTGCTGCGCGAAGCCGCCACGGCCATCGACATCACGTTGCAGTTCGGCACCGTGTCGGGCAACCGCTGGAAGGTGACGCTCAACGACGCGCAGCTTTCGAGCACGAAGCCCGCGAATGATGACGCGGTCGCCATGTGGGATTTGACGTTCAAGCCCACCAGCTCGACGGCCGTCACGGTCCTCTTCGACTAACATGGCCTTCACAGCGAAAGCGGTCACGGCAGCCACGGCGTCGTGGCCGCTTGTCGTAGGGAAGCGCGCCTACACCGTGCGTCCGGTGTCGGCCGCGCTGTTGTTGCGACTCTTGCCGGCGCTGCGGGTGCCCGAGTCGGCCGAAAGCGCTCTGACCGAACTCTTGAGGGCCGCCCTCGGGCCGAAACGGTGGTTCAGCGATCCCGTGCGGATGGCGAAACGGCTCCCGATTGGCCTCTTGGCGCGGCTGCTCGACCGCATCTTGTCGGTGCCAGGGCACGAGGTCGATGAATCGTTGGACCCGGAAGCCGCGCTGATCGCGGCCCACCGCAAGCTGGCGCACCCCGTGAGCTCAACGCAGGGGCCGACGCTGGCTCTCGCCGCGCTCACGTGTGAAGCGCGGATGGGCGCCGGCTGGTACTTCGCGCCCGACCGCTGGCCGACGAGTGACGGCTACACCCCGATGGCCGTGGTGTGGACGACCTACGGCGGGCTCATGGCGCTCGATGCGGGCGCGCAACTCGCGGCCGCGAACGCGGCGCGCTTGGCCGCGTCGACTGATAAGGGCGTCGACCGTGCGTTCAAAGCGTTGCAGAAGGCGGCGTATCCCCCCGATCCCACGATGCGAGGCGCAGCCTGATGGCCGAAAAGAAGATCACCGTCGTCATTGACGGGCAAGAGTTCGTCTCGAAGGCGGCGGGCAGTGCCAGCGGCGCGATGGACGGGTTCGCGAGCAAGATCCCCGGCTGGGGCAAAGCGATAGCCCTGGCGACGGCGGCGTTCGCGATCTTGTCGAAGGCCGTGCAGGCGGTCGGCGAGTTCGTCATGGAGTCGATCGAATCCTACGACCGCTACGCGTCGAGCCAGAACAAGATGGCCGCACAGTCGAAGTTGACGGGCGTGAGCCTCGCCGATCTCAAGGCGATGGCGAAGACGGCGCGCGAGGAATTCAATCTCGGCTCCGTGGTCGCGAACGATGCCGCCACGACGGTCGCCAAGTACGCGAGCCGTGCGGGCGATGCCACGCAGGCGAACAAGCT